CTTGTTAAAGATGAAAATCTTTCCTTAGCATCTATTGACTCTTGTATAAATTTTGCAGGAAATATCCCTCTTCTATTAGATCTACTAAAACCTCTTTGTATTCCATTAGATATATCTACTCCAGCTTTTTCGCCTACTGCATCCACGCCTTTAAAAGATTTTTGAATATCTCTTTCAACACTAGCAGTGATGGCGCGAACTACTACATATGCATCACCAACAATTGCCATGCGCCATCACCTCCTAATCTCTTAGCCCAAAGGGGCATCTAGTGCTGATCCAAACGGCTTTTGCATGTCTGGATTAAAATCTGTTGCTGGAACAAACGGCTTCACTGCTTGACTGCTTGGGTCAAACGGTGTGATGTCGCTGTAATCAAAATCTCCAACAGAGTTGTCAAAACCTGCGTTTTGACGGCTTTTAGTTGCTTTATATTTATAAGTAGTTTCATAGAAATCCCTATAAATAATTTCTCTTACTTTGTCTTTGACGTCAACTTGTTCTGCACTAGCGACGGAGGTCATGTCATCTTCAAGAATTACATGGACAACATCTAGCATGTCTGCTAGATCCATAGAAGATAGTTGTAGGCCGTTCATCAGTGCTTTCCCGTTAACATAAGGCCAGAGATCTACTGCCCACTCTGCGAGTCCTCTAGCCCCGGTATAGGACGGCTTGAGTACTGCTCGACCAACCAAGAAGTGATTTCACCTAATTTTTCAACAGTTACAATTTTGCTAGGGTCATCTACCAGTTTTAGAAAACGATCTAAACTTTCTGGCAATAAAACCTTTGCAAAGAACTTGTCAATAAGAGCAGCTGCCATTCCGTTTGAGTCAGAACCAGCGTCTGCAACCATGTCTAAAAGAACTTTACCTTGAAGAGCCGTTTTACATTGGAAATCTTCTCCGTAAAGTTTGAAAGATAAAGGTTGCGTGTTTACATCACCACCGCTACCAAAATCCTTAAACCTACCTGTTGTCATGTTGATATTCCTCTTTTCTCATTTGTCTTTTATTTACTATTTTTATAGTAAATGTTGTTACTATTTTACCAACTTTAAGTTATCTGATAGATAGCGATTTGCTTTAGTTCCAGGATGCATGACAGAAGTCGTGTATATAATCCTTGAACCTCTAACAAATCTCAGCACTTTTGCCCTATCTGGTCGAATAACATGAGGCTTAGTTCCTTGATGGTGTAGCAAAGCGTAGTCCAAATTAGATCCAATTTTCACATACTGACCCCGAGAGTCTCGTAAATGTCTCATGTGGATTGAAGAACGAAGTGCTCCTGTTCTTACACCAACTTGGGCTTTAGCAGCAGCGGTTATTAGACGACCTTTTTTTGCTAAGTATTTTCCTACATCACCTTCAGGAGAGTTAAGTAAAAAATCTAACTCTGCCTTACGAAATACTACTGTTGCCATTTTATGGAACGGCTGCAGTCAGGGTAAGAGTTACAGTTTGAAAGCCACCCTCAGGGGCTTGAACCTCAACAGTTGCAATAACCCCAAGACCAAAACCAGAAGACTCCCAAGTATCTAATTGAGAAGCGCTATCTAATAAAATCCATGCATCATATGCAGCAATTTCTGAAGAACTCTCTATTGTTTCAGCAGAAGGTGGTCTACCGTTTTGACCAACTACTGGTACTGCTCTTGATACGGAAACATTAATTGTTGCACTCCTTGGGTCACTACATCTACGCGGCTGAGTTGCTTCATCCCCAGGGGCACCAACATACATTTGTACAAAAGAAACAACTACTTGTTCGCAATCAACTACAGGTTGTCCTAATGTGTAGTATCTACGCAAAGGAAGCGGCATAGTGTAAGAAGCGTAAGAAGTAACAACTTGAGTAAGAACTGCATCTAAAAATACAGCAAGATTTTTGGCACTGCTACTAACAGTTGCCTTATTTATCGTTGTCGACATTTGTCTCTCCTACTTGTTGTCTATATCCTACAGTGTATAAATTGGCTCTACTCTTGTGTAAAGTTCAAATGATACGTTTGCTGTAAGTAGGTTAATTACTTCATCAACAGCAGGGTTTGCCAAACTAGGTCTAGTGCAATAGATGTCATAAACACCAGGCTCTCTTGGACCAATAATATCTAATATTTGACTATAAGTTGGAGAGATAGTTATTGTTCCATTAACACGACTTAGGCTAATAGAGTTTTCTAAGTCTTCTGATTTTGTATAAGAATGATCAGATACTGTTAAAGATACTTCCCATGATGCATCATCTTCTAAGAATTCTCCATTTATTTCATTTAAATAAAGAACTAATGCTGAACCAGATGTAAGAACCTTTAGATCATAAGAACTTTCTGTTAATTGATATGGCTTAGGAATAGGACGACGTGCTCTAGGAGTATCTGGACTAAATACTTTTGCTTTTGCTCTAGCCCTATCTGGGTTAGTTGTTTTTAAGAAAAGATCTACAGCATATAAACCAGTTCTAAGTTCATCAATAAAATCTTGATTATCAAGAATTGTGTATGAAACACCTTGGCGAGCAACAGAGGTTACACGTTGAGGTAGGGCGCAGGTATCATCATTTTCATATAACTTAACAAGTTCAATGGCAAGTAAGCGAGCAGCAGCTTTTCCTGCTAATGGTGGCGGTGTTCCATATGAATAAGTAACTTCAATATTAGAAGATGTCCAACTAGCCCCTGGCGTAGCAAGAATTGTAGAGTGCTCTACTAAATAATAATCTCTTGGATCTATTACAAGACCATCTCTATCTCTTAACGTATGAACTCTTATTACTTTACGACCACGAAGGCGTACACGAGTGCTTGCAGATGTTCCATCCCCTGCGAAATCATCTTGTTGGTATGGTCCTGAACCATTTAATCTAATATTTTCAACATTTCCCCTAACTAAAGTAGGAGAGTATGTAAGCATAGAGGCGCCTGTGCGAATGTAAGGATCATAGGAAGATACATATCGCTCTGTAACAGTTGTTACTCCAGTGTATTTTCTTCCAGACATGCCCCAAAGTAGGTAGGAAGCTGTTTTTACAGCATCATATGAGTACTGGGACTCTGCATAAGTAGACCCAAGTTCGTTAACATTTACCCAAAGATTACTCATTATTTATACCAATCCTAAAGAGTAAGGGCGAACAACGGGTAGCTGTATCAATGATACGACCAACACGTCGTCCGCCCTTCTTTTACTTATATTAAGAGGTTGGATCCTCTGATGAAGCAATGATGAAGTCAACATCGCTATCAGGATTGTATGAACTGCTACCAGGTACGTTGTACTCGGTAGTAGATCCTTCAGAGGTGAAGTCTGTAACTGCGTAGTAACCATAATCAAGAAATGCAGTACCAGCATCACCAGCAGAGGCAATAGTCCCTGTTGTTGTAGTGGTAAATGTAAAAGTCGTTGTTGTTGGTACTGCAGTAATTGTTCTAACACCGTTAAGTGCTGTTGCATTTGTAACACTAATTGTTACAACATCTCCTACACGGAATCCGTGAGCAGTAGATGTTCCAACAGTTCCAGTAGTTCCAGTGCGGGCAGTGTTATTAATAGTCTTAGTAACCTCACCATGCCACTCGTAGAAGCCCTTTAGACCAGTTGGTGCCCATGAATCGCGAGCGTATGAATATGGACGCTCTGCTGCAACTGGGAACTCCCAGCGGCCGTCTGGACCTGCATCAAAGAACTCATTTCCAAGACCGTAGCCTTCGAAAGTGTTTGCAAGTAATCCGTTTTCAATTACACGGTCACCTGATTGACGCAACTTAACATATGGGAAAACCCAGTGGAAGTATGGACGAGTTGTTGCACGCTTTCCATCCTTCACAGCAAATGACCAAACTTCAAGAGCAACGCCGTTTCCAGCAGGGTCATCTCCAACGGCTGGTGCGGCCCAACCAATTGATGTGCGATCTGGTGAAGCATAGGTTCCTAGATTCTTACGAAGTAGTAACCCGCCTGCTAATAGAGCAGTAAGTTCTGTATCTGGCTCACAAATTGCCAGTTCCATAGTAATTCTTTTAAGAGTGTCTGGGGCTTTGTAGGAAACGCAAACTGTACCGTTTGCTGACTTTTCTACTACTTCATCGCCCTCTTCGTACTCTGGTGTAAATGAAGCGCGAAGGAACGCCGAGGTTGTATAACTATCACCTGGATCGGTGAGTAGGTTACCTGAGGCGTCCAGTCTAGTGACACGGATCGCCACACCTTGGACGCTTGCCGCGTAGTCCTGAGTGGCCATACTGATTTCTCCTTTAGTTGGTTTT